ACCGCCGGGCGATTGGCCTGTAACCCGTTAACCGGTCAGCCAGGCTGGCCGGTCACTTACTCACATTCAAAGAGAGCAACATCATGGAAAACATCAACGAAACCGCCACCACCGAAACCGAAAACCCAAACATTGTGATCCTCGATAATCCCATCATGCGCGGTGAGCAAAAAATCGAACAGGTCACCGTGTCCAAACCCAACGCCGGAACCCTGCGCGGTGTGAGTCTGGCCTCGCTGGCAAACTCTGACGTCGATGCGCTGATTAAGGTGCTGCCGCGCATGACGTACCCGGCGCTGACCGAGCCTGAGGTCATGCGTCTGGAAGCATCAGACCTGATTTTGTTCGCCGGTAAGGTGGTCGGTTTTTTGTCGCCATCTTCGGCTCGCTGACCTTCCCGGATAACCTTTCGGTCGATGACCTGATGGCGGATATCGCGGTGATATTTCACTGGCCGCCATCAGAGCTGAATTCCCTGAGCGTGACCGAGCTCATCACATGGCGCGAAAAGGCGCTGCAGCGAAGCGGACACCACCATGAGCAATAACGTCAGGATTGAGGTACTGCTGAACGCAGTAGACCGGGCAAGCCGACCGCTTAAAGCTATCCAGAATGCCAGCAAGACCCTTGCCGGCGACATCCGCACTACTCAAAACAGCCTGCGCGATCTGAATGCGCAGGCGTCCCGTATTGACGGATTCAGGAAAGCGAGCGCACAGCTTGCCGTGACCGGCCAGTCGCTTAACAAGGCGAAACAGGAAGCCGCCGCGCTGGCCGTGCAGTTTAAGAACACGGAAACCCCCACTAAAGCGCAGGCGCGCGCGATGGAAGCGGCAAAGAAATCCGCCGCTGACCTTCAGCTCAAATACAACAGCCTCAGGCAGTCGGTGCAGCGCCAGCGCACCGAGCTCGCGCAGGCCGGTATTAATACCCGTACCCTGTCGGCGGATGAGCGCCGCCTGAAAACCAGCATCAGTGAAACGACCGCGCAACTTAACCGGCAGCGCGAGGCACTGGCGCGGGTCAGCCAGCAGCAGGCGCGACTGAGTCGCGTTAAAGAGCGTTATCAGGCCGGTAAATCCCTTGCCGGAGGCGCTGCAGCGGCAGGCGCGGCGGGCGTCGGTATCGCCACGGCGGGAACGATGGCCGGAGTAAAATTACTCACACCCGGTTATGACTTTGCACAGAAAAAATCTGAGCTGCAGGCCGTGCTCGGGGTCGAAAAACAGTCACCCGAAATGGAGGCGCTGCGCAAACAGGCGCGCCAGCTCGGGGACAATACTGCAGCGTCTGCAGATGATGCGGCGAGCGCGCAGATTATCATTGCGAAAAGCGGCGGGGATGCCGCAGCGATTCAGGCGGCGACGCCGGTCACGCTGAATATGGCGCTGTCTAACCGTCGCTCGATGGAAGAAAACGCCGCGCTGCTGACGGGGATGAAATCCGCGTTTCAGATGTCAAACGACCAGATCGCACACATCGGCGACGTGCTGTCGATGACGATGAACAAAACGGCCGCTGACTTTGACGGGCTGAGCGACGCGCTGACGTATGCTGCGCCGGTGGCAAAAAATGCCGGGGTCAGTATCGAGCAGACCGCCGCAATGGTCGGCGCGCTACATGACGCCAAAATCACCGGCTCGATGGCGGGAACGGGCAGCCGTGCCGTCCTGAGTCGCCTGCAGGCTCCGACCGGTAAGGCATACGAGGCCATCAAAGAACTCGGCGTTAAAACGTCTGACAGCAAGGGCAACACGCGCCCGATATTCGCCATTCTGAAAGAAATGCAGCGCAGTTTTGAGAAAAATAAACTCGGAACAAGCCAGCGCGGCGAATACATGAAAACCATCTTTGGCGAGGAAGCCAGTTCGGCGGCGGCGGTACTGATGACCGCTGCCTCAAGCGGCAAGCTCGACCAGCTCACGGCGGCGTTTAAAGCCTCGGACGGGAAAACCGCTGAGCTGGTCAAAATCATGCAGGACAACCTCGGCGGCGATTTCAAAGAATTCCAGTCAGCTTATGAGGCCGTTGGTACTGACCTGTTTGACCAGCAGGAGGGTTCACTGCGTAAGCTCACGCAGACCGCCACGAAATATGTTTTACAGCTCGACGGCTGGATCACCAATAACAAAACACTTGCGTCAACCATCGGGTTAATTGTTGGTGGTGGGCTGGCGCTGATTGGCGTGCTGGGCGGGATTGGCCTGATAGCGTGGCCGGTGATTACGGGTTTCAATGTGATTATGGCCGCTGCCGGTGTTCTCGGTGCAAATCTTGCCGCAATGGGGGCGGCCATTGTCTCTGTGCTCGGGGCGCTTACCTGGCCGATTGTCGCTATTGGCGTTGCCATCATCGCCGGTGCGCTGCTCATCCGCAAATACTGGGAGCCAATAAGCGCATTTTTCTCAGGCGTAATGGAGGGGATAAAGCAGGCTTTTGCCCCTGTAGTGGAGTTATTCGAACCGTTAAAGCCGGTTTTTGACTGGCTGGGTGACAAACTTAAAGCGGCGTGGCAGTGGTTTAAAGACCTGATCGCACCGGTTAAATCGACGCAGGAGACGCTCAATAGCTGCAAAAATGCGGGTGTGATGTTCGGTAAGATGCTGGCCGAAGCGCTGATGTTACCGCTCAAAAGCTTTAATACATTGCGTACCGGCGTTAACTGGTTACTGGAAAAGCTCGGGGTTATCAATAAAGAATCGAGCGACCTTGACCAGAAGGCCGCAAAAGCCAATGCCGCCACCGGCTCGCAAAATAAATCTTATATTCCGACAACCTCAACATATGGCGGTTATCAGGCATATCAGCCAGTTACCGCGCCCACTGGTAAGACTTACGTCGACCAGAGCAAGCCAGAATATAACATCAACTTGAATGGTGGCATCGCGCCGGGCAGCGACCTCGACCGTCGGCTGCGTGAGGCTGTCGATAAACTCGACCGTGAAAACCGTGCGCGTCAGCGCTCAAGTATGCGTCATGACTGAGGGGGATAAAGCATGTTTATGGTTTTAGGTTTGTTTGTATTTGAGCGCCGCACGCTGCCCTATCAGTCTATGCAGTATTCGAAGGATTACCGCTGGGCGTCAAACGACCGTATCGGCAAGCCACCGGCTTACCAGTATCTCGGGGAAGGGGAAACCACGCGCACGCTGTCGGGTGTCCTCTATCCCGAAATTACCGGCGGACGTTTGTCACTGACCGCCATCGAGCTGATGGCAGACGAGGGGCGAGCGTGGCCGCTGATTGACGGAACGGGCATGATCCACGGCATGTATGTCATCGACAAAGTGACGCACACGCACACCGAGTTATTCAGCGACGGAGCGGCGAGAAAAATCGAGTTTAGCCTTTCCCTTAAGCGGGTCGATAAATCGCTGGCGGCCATTTATGGCGACCTGAAAACGCAGGCCGACAATCTGGTCACGTCTGCCGGTGACTGGCTGGGAGGGCTGGCAGGATGATTACAGGAATGGATATTCAGGCCGGGGCGAAGATTGCCCCGGCGTTTATGCTCAAGCTGGATAACGACGATATCACCCAGGATTTTAGCGACCGCCTTATCAGCCTGACCATGACCGACAATCGCGGATTCGAAGCCGACCAGCTCGATATCGAGCTCGATGACACTGACGGCCAGATAGCAATGCCACCGCGCGGAGCAACGTTGACGCTTTGGTTAGGCTGGCAGGGATCCGCGCTGATAAAAAAAGGGACGTTCACGGTCGACGAAATCGAGCACAGGGGCGCACCTGATACGCTGACCATCCGGGGGCGAAGCGCCGATTTTCGCGGGACGCTGAACTCGCGCCGGGAACAGTCTTGGCATGACACCACGCTCGGGCAAATTGTGGAGACGATTGCGGCACGCAATAAACTGACGGCCAGCGTGGCCGACACGCTGAAAGCCGTCGCCGTGCCTCACATTGACCAGTCTCAGGAATCCGACGCGGTGTTTCTGTCCCGCCTGGCTGACCGGAACGGGGCGGCTGTTTCGGTAAAAGCGGGAAAACTTCTGCTACTGAAAGCCGGGAGCGGCATGACGGTCGGCGGCCGGACCATTCCGCTGATGACGCTTGAACGCGGTGACGGCGACCGGCACCAGTTTGCGATTGCTGACCGGGAAGCCTACACCGGCGTAACGGCAAAATGGCTGCACACCAAAGACCCGAAACCGCAAAAGCAAAAGGTGAAGCTCAAACGCAAGCCAAAGGTACAGCACCTGCGCGCGCTGCAGCATCCGAAAGCGGCCAAAACCACTGCAAAGGCAAAAGCCAAAAAAGAGCAGGAAGCCCGCGAGGGTGAGTATATGGCCGGTGAGTCTGACAACGTGCTGGAGCTGACAACCATCTATGCGACAAAGGCGCAGGCCATGCGCGCCGCTCAGGCGAAGTGGGACAAGCTGCAGCGAGGCGTTGCGGAGTTTTCAATCTCGCTGGCTATTGGCAGGGCTGATTTATTTCCTGAAACGCCGGTGGCGGTGAAAGGCTTTAAGCGCGTTATAGACGAGCAGGCGTGGATAATCAGCCGGGTGGTGCATTCCCTTAACGGGAACGGCTTCACGACGGGCTTAGAGCTTGAGGTTAAGGTTTCGGATGTGGAGTATGAAAGCGAGGAGTTAAATCAATAATTGTGATTTAAGTGTTTGTTATATAAGGCTTTAATGGTTAGAATCAGCTCATCGGAAATTAAATGAGGTGCTCGCCATGTTTCACTGTCCTAAATGCCATTTTGCCGCTCACGCCCGCACAAGTCGCTATTTTACTGACACGACCAAAGAGCGGTATCACCAGTGCACAAACATTAACTGCAGCGCGACGTTTGTGACCACCGAAACGGTCGAGCGCTTTATCGTATCGCCGGGGGTAGTAGAACCAGCGGCACCGCACCCTACATCATCCGGCCAGCAACAAATTCACTGGCAGTGAACAAAAAGGCCCCCGCAAATACAGGGGCTTAAACGCTTTAGTACGAAGGAACTTATGACTCTGCATTGAACGTAAATGAACAAAATTATTCGTAATCATCTAAAGTGCCTGATACATCTCCCTCTTCAATAGAGCCGAGGCCGAATTTCCCAATCAGTACACTACTCTTCATCTGAATATAAACTGACATACTTCTCCCAGAAACACCTTCCTCCTTGTAATGAGAGCCACTAGCATGCGCTGAAAGTTCTGTATAAAAACCATTGTCAAATTCAAATTGCTCAATGTTAATATCTTCGATTTCATCAAAAACAGTATCAGATTCTGCAATTGCACCCGATAACCCGTCCGTATTAAATACATTGTAACGATTATTCTCGAAGGTTTCTTTGCATTTTTCAGCAAGGTCGTCACCGGAAACTAGTGAGAAATTCAGGTCATCGAAGATAATTTCAAAATGCTCGAAGAGCATGTCTGAAGTTAAATCCTCATTCTCTGAGTCCTCTTCTAACAAAATTTCTTCTAGGCGCTTTGCCAACTCATCATCATAATAAATAAATTCAATCTTTTCTAAAGTTTCATTATTAAAGTTTTTATCTGCTAGTAAATCTTCAAAATCTTCATATCCAAAAAGAACTGATACAATATTACTTAATGACTGTAATGATATTTTTATGCCGTCGTTTTTTAAGCTCTCTTCAATTTTCAATATGAGGAAATATGCTGAAGGAAAACGATGAGAAGCTAAGGTAGCTCGAGCCTTTGCTGTGCTGCTTTCAAATCGAATCCTTTCAAGCTCTGCCTGATTGGTTTTTTTCTCTAATTCTAATGCAGAAACCTTTTCTTTATTTTCTGCATCTTGAGTTTTTAACATTTGTTCTTTAGCTTTCTCGCTGGCTTCAAGTGCTTTAGCCGCTAAACGAGCTCCTCTTTGCCGTAGATGCTCTTGTATTTCATGTCTCTTATCAATATCCAGTTGCGCCAGTTGCTCAAGAAACTGTTTATCAGGATCAGACAATAGTTTTTCTTTATTTAACTTTTTTTGCTGATTTATTTTAGCTAGTTCAATATCTACAGCCTGACCATGAAGTTTTTCGCTAGCCCATCGCTGGATGAAATTAATTGCTACAGCTCCCCAAGGAAATATCAAGAGGTAAAACAAGGTAATTAAAAATGGGATCGTAAATATATAATTTAGTTTTAATAATGGAGTTTCATATAGATATCCATAGAATGCATTTATGCGCTCAGTAACTTTTCCTTCTCCCCAAAAAAGTAAGGCTAAATGATTCCAGTTACAAGCAATCCAAGTGCAGAAAAAAGTTCCAATGAAAGGATCATTTATCCGTGTTTTTGCATTACCAGCTATTGAAGAGATAATGTCATCTAAAAATTTCATTTTTACCCATATACAATAGTTAAATTTGACGTAACGTGTAACTTAATGGTGCTACTTTTTCGCGCAAGAGTCTGCACATAACATAGAGCTAATGATAGCCTGCTTAGCACGCATTATCACTATGTTAAACTAAGCTGAGCTAAAGAAAACTATATAGAATTGAAATTTTATTGACTTGCCCCATTTGGCGACAAGGGAGAACGAGAGATAGAAAGTTAGTGTCGGTGCCTAACACTTCTTCAGTCGAACAAAATCAACTCGCTTACTCTACTGAAAATCGAACACTTTGTAAGATGGGAATAATCTTCTCTGATCATGATGGAAGATGAACACAAAGCCCCGATGAACGGGGCTTTGTGAGTCGATGAGGTCGATATGTGGACGCAAAATGAAATAAATCCTTTTATTTCATCGTGTTGAAGCGTTTCAAAAAGCTCCTGAGGGAGCCTTTTTTATTATTTTTGACAACCCCTCATCTGTTAGTTGTATAGTGCAACTAACAGATGAGGGCGCAACATGCACAGCGAAACCCCGGTAGTCAGTGTTATTCGACGTTCCTCGCGCCTGATGGTGCGAGAGTTAGGCTTTATGGCCTCGACCCTGGCCTCAACGAATTACTCACCTTCGGCCGTCCATACCCTGGTCGAAATAGCCCTACGCAAAGAGATGACGGCGAGTCAGCTGGTGCAGCTGCTGGGGCTGGATAAGTCCAGCGTCAGCCGGATGCTGGCTCGTCTGATTGCCGCGGGTGAGCT